ACAAACAGAAATGGCTTTTATGCAACAAGGTGGTTTAAAAGATGATGGTATGAAGCAAGACCCTGTAAGTGGCAACCCAATACCTAATGGTTCTATGGCTGAAGAAGTACGAGATGATATACCTGCACAGTTATCTGAAGGTGAGTATGTAGTTCCTGCTGATGTCGTTAGGTACTACGGAGTAAAACATTTTGAAGATATACGAAATAAAGCAAAAAGTGGCTTGCAAAGCATGGAAGCTAATGGTAGAATAGGTGGTGAACCTGTTCCTGTTGGTGGACCTAAAGCTGGTATGCAGCAACCTCAACAAATGGCAGGTGATCTTAACCAAGATGAGATAAATGAAATACAGTCTATGATGATGGCTGTAGGTGGTTTTGTAGAAGAACCTAATAATATGCAGCAAGGTAGTGCTGACCCTTACCAACAGCAACAGACTATGTATAAACAACCTATGGCTATGGGTGCTTTTAGTGGTACTGATGTATCAGGTTTTGGTTTTACACCTGCTGAAGCTGCTGTTAGTACTCCTAGTCCACAAGCTGGAGATGGCTCTTTTAGTGTAGACCCTAGATTATCTAACCCTGGACAAGGTTTATTTTCTAGTGATCCTAATAAAAATACAATAGTTATTCTTTATAGTCCTGATGGTCTTATAACTAGATCTCTTAATTTACCTGCGGATAAAATAGAGTATGATAACTTAATAGCTCAAGGTTACGTAACTACAAAACCAACTGTTGCAAAGGAATCAAGTGGTGGGCGTAGGGGTGGCAGTGGTGGTACTCCAGGTGGTAATAGCCCTATTGTAGATAAAGACTGGGGTAAAGGAGTAGACTGGACTAAACCTGGTGAATATGCTGATAAAATCTATAACAGTGTTAAGGATTTAAATAATATGGCAGGGGCTGGTTTTGCAGGAGCTTCTTTACTTGGTGCATCTGGGATAGGTATTGCCATTGGAGTGGGAGCTAAATTTAAAATAGGGGCTGCAGTATCTGATTTACACGCAGCAGCAATTATAGCAGAAGCTAGAGGATTGCCTGATGAAGTTAAAAGAATTAATGATATGGCAGATAGCTTAATTAAAAGTGGGGGAGGACTTTTACAGTTTGCTAATTACTTTGGTATGATGAGTGGGGTCGGAAACGCTAAAAATAGATTAGATGAAGATGGTTATCAGTATGGAAAAGATGATGATGGATCACCAATATTTAACTCAGCTCAAATAAAGTATAATTCAAACTTAGGTAGTAAACCTAAACCTGCAGCTACAGTTACAGATGCACCTAAACCTACAGTTGATGGACCTACTGCTGCACAAAAAAGGTTTGCAGCAAAACAAAAAGCTGAAAGAAAAGCTAGGATAGATTCTGCAAGTGATAACCTAGATAAAGCTACAGTTCGAAAAGATGCTGCTGCAGTTGCAGGAGCACCAATTACTTTTAGGAAATCAGAGAGTGAACAAGGGTTTACAGGTGGATTTAACAAAGGTGGTTTAATGACATCTAAAAAGAAAAAGAAGAAGACTAAAGGCAAATAAGGCTACTCAGCTACGGCTGACCCCAACATAAAGGAAATAAAATGCCAGAACTAGCAGAAGTACAAACACCAAAAGTTGCAGGATTTGTAGACAGAGGTTATAACTACGAGCGTAAGCGTAAAAAACTTGATGATGAAGAAGAGGAGATTAAACGCCTTGAAGCTGAACAAGCTGGAGAACCAACAGAGCAACAAGAAGAAGCCACTGAAGAAACAGAGGCCAATTCAGAAGATGAAGAGAAGACGTTATCTGGAGAAGAAAAATCGTTTAAAAAACGATACGGTGATCTAAGGCGTCACATCCAAAAGAAAGAAAAAGAGTGGGAAGATAAACTAGAAACTCTTCAAAAAAGGTCTGCTAGAGAAGGTATTGTACCACCTAAGTCAGATGAAGACATAGATGAATGGGCAAAAGAACATCCAGACGTAGCAGGTATTGTAGAAACTATTGCTACTAAAAAAGCACAAGAAATGTTTGCTAAAGCAGAGATACGTCTACAAGAGTTAGATGATGCTCAAGCAGAAGTTACACGATCTAAAGCAGAAACTAAGATTAAAGAAACTCATGCAGACTTTGATGAGCTAAGAGAATCAGATGAATTTCATGACTGGGCAGATGAACAGCCTAAGTGGGTTAGAGATGCACTGTATGAAAACTCAGATGATCCAGCCTCTGTAGTACGTGTTATTGATCTTTATAAAGGAGATAAAGGTTTAACTACTACAGCTAAAAAAGTTAAAACTAAAGCAGCAGCCTCTACTGTTACTAAACGTAGTAAAACACAAGTAGATGCAGAAGGTACAAGTGATTCAATATCAGAGTCTCAGGTGTCTAAAATGTCTGCTAGAGAGTTTGAAGAGAAATCAGATGAAATTACTAAAGCAATGCGTTCTGGTAAATTTATCTACGATATGTCTGGTAATGCCAGATAGCTGTTGACAAACGAAAAAACAACAGTATAACTAGGGTGTAATACAAAAGCCTCGTAAGACTACCTTTTGTACGCTCTCACATTTCCAAAAGTCTAAACTATTAAGAACTACCTGTTCAAGTACAGGCCCATCTGTTTATTATATTTGATTGATCATTGAATAGATAAACACTTGCACCCTAGAAAATGTACAGCCTTTTTTGAGTGTTAGCTTTGTCACAAAGCCAATTATCAGGAGGATTTTATAATGGCTTTTACAACCGCAACGGGTTATGGGAATTTACCAAACGGTAATTTTAGTCCTGTAATCTACTCCAAAAAGGTACAACTTGCTTTCCGTAAGTCTACCGTAGTAGGGGATATTACCAACTCAGATTATTTTGGAGACATCGCTAGTCAAGGCGATACCGTCAAGATTATCAAAGAACCTGAAATTTCTGTGTCGCAGTACGCAAGGGGTACGCAGGTTACAGCACAAGACCTTGAAGATGAGGATTTTTCACTCACCGTAGACAAAGCGAACTACTTTGCTTTTAAAATGGATGATATTGAAGAAGCACATTCTCATATTAATTTCATGGACTTAGCTACCAATCGTGCAGCTTATCGCCTAGCTGACCAGTATGACCAAGAAGTTCTTGGCTACTTATCTGGTTACGCACAAAGTTCTTTGCATAGTCAGGCAAGTGCTCTTAACACAACTGTTAATGGTACTAAATCTGTAACTACTGCAGGTTCTAATGAACTGCTTTCTTCTATGCAGCTTCATAAAGGTGACTTTGGCAACATTACAACAGCATCTGCTGGTACTCATTCGATTCCAGTAACTGCTCGTATGCCAGGAGCTACATCACTACCAACAGCAACTGTTTCCCCTGCGATGATTATTTCACGCATGAAGCGTTTGTTGGACCAACAGCAAGTAGACTCACAAGGTCGCTGGCTGGTAGTTGATCCAGTATTTATGGAAATCCTAGCTGATGAAGATTCACGCTTCATGAACGCAGATTTCGGTGAGTCTGGTGGACTACGTAACGGTCTAAACATCAATAACTTCCACGGCTTCCGTGTGTACTCTTCGTCCAATCTACCTGCTTTAGGTACTGGTCCAGGTACATCTGGTACAGCCAACCAATTAACTAATCTTGGTGTTATTGTTGCTGGACATGATTCTGCTATTGCTACTGCAGAGCAGATCAATAAAACCGAAACATATCGTGACCCTGACAGCTTTGCTGACATTGTTCGTGGTATGCATCTTTACGGCAGGAAGATTCTTCGTCCAGAAGCTATCGTAACTGCTCGTTATAACGCAGCGTAAGGGAGGATATAACTTATGGCTACTTTTGATATGACTCTCGCTTCTACTGCTGGTGTTGGTGCAGACGTTCTTGCTGTTCCAACTGTAGTAGGACACACAGTACGCACTCTTGAAGCAATCTTAGATATTGATGCTATGATTACTGCTGGTGCTACTATCGCTAACGGTGACATCTTTCAACTACTAGAAGTTCCTGCTGAATCAATCGTGATTGCTGCAGGTGCTGAAATCATGAAGTCTTTTACTGCAAGTTGTACTTGTAATATTGACTTT